CTGGCAGAACTAGACAAGCCCACAGGCATAGCTGGTGAGGCAATGCTACGGGCTGAGACACCACAGGAACAGTTTAACCTGATTGGTGCAGGGCGTAGGAACCTGATTATCAATGGTGATTGCAACATATCACAGCGAGGTGATTTTACTACAGCCTCATCATCAACTGATGAAGAGTATTACTTGGATCGCTTCCAGCAAAATCATAATATTACTGCTAATAAGCAGCATATCACATCCAATCAGCCTAGTGCTTTGAGCAACACCAAATCATGGAGATTGACGGCAACTGCAACAACGAATGGATTTATGGGGACACGGCAAACGATTGAAGATTACAAATTGTTTAATGGTCGTGAGTTTACCGCATCTGTTTGGGTCAAAACAAACCATCCTTCTGTTAGATTTTATCTTTATGATGGATCAAATACGGATCAAGGCAAGAAAACTGCTATTGCAGACGGTGAATGGCATTACTTGCAGGAGACTTTTACGCTTGATGCAACTGCTGGCACTCAGTTTAGTATAGAGATAATAATCCTAAGCGAAGCTGGGGGTAATGTTTCAATTACCTCTGGTGACTATGTTGAGTTCACAGGATTACAGGTTGAACTAGGCAAAGTCGCCACCCCCTTCGAGCATCGGTCTTACGGGGAAGAACTGGCGGCTTGTCAGAGGTATTATTATCGGATCGATGTGGGTCAAGTTGGAGATCGTTTTAGTCTTGCTGAATGTTCAAGTACAACGCAAGCAGACGGGGTTATATCTTTCCCTGTGACGATGCGGTCTTTAACAGGGCCAACAGGTCTTGACCAATCAGGGACGGCATCTGATTATTCAGTCTACACGGCTGGAGGTTCAAACACTTGCACCGCAGTTCCCACATTTATTAGGGCTTCAAATAACACAGCACTATTTAAATTTTCAGTATCCTCTGGTTTGACTGCTGGCAATGCAGCTCAATTACTAGCTAATACAACGGATGCGTACTTGGCTTGGAGTGATGAGCTATGACAACATATCAACTATTAGACGCAAATGATAAAATCTTTGCTGAAGTTTCAGATGATGGAAAGATTTACCGAACATTTACAGTAGGTGGTAACTCAGCGTATCAGGCAATGCGTGAAGATGTAATTGCTAACGCAGGTGCAGCACTGGATGTAGACGTTCCTGATTGGCTTCAAGCGGATGCAGATCAGACACTTTTTGATCGTCAGCTTGCAGCCTACCGTACAGCCACAGCCCGACTAGCACAGTATGTGGTTGCAGATGGTCGTGCAGAAGTGCGTGAGATGCAGCCCACAGGTGAACAGGTCTTCAACGAAGAAACTGGTGAGATGGAAGATGTGATGCACGAGGTTATCACAGTCACAGCCATTGAACCTGTTGAGGCTACAGTCACACGCTTGGTCTACTCTGATGACATGGACGCAGAGCCTGTAGAGGAAACCGTTGAGAACCCGTTGATTACTACTGATGTGGCTGAACGTACAGCGGCACAGGCGGTAGTCGATGCAACACCACAGGCAGTTGAAGACGCAGCCTAATACATGGCAACCCTAGAGCAAATACGTACAGCAGCAGAGACAGATCTTGTCACCTTCATTAAGCTCGTTGCACCTGAGCAAGTCCTAGGGCAATGCCATGAGGAGGTAGCTAACTGGTGGACAAGACCTGATTCCAAGTCTCATCAGCTACTCTTGTTCCCTCGTGACCATGGTAAGTCAAGATTAATTGCTTATCGTGTAGCTTGGGAGTTGACAAAGAACCCAACTTTACGTATACTGTATATATCTGCCACTGCTAACCTAGCGGAAAAGCAGTTAGGGTTTATCAAGGGCATTCTTACCTCTGAGATATACTCTCGTTATTGGCCTGACCATGTACATCCTGATGACGGTAAGCGTACCAGGTGGACTAACTCAGAAATTATGTTAGACCACCCAGACAGGAAGAAAGAGAATGTCCGTGATCCGTCTATCTTTACTGGTGGTCTCACTACTTCTCTTACAGGGATGCACTGCGATATTGCTGTCCTCGATGACGTAGTTGTTTATGAGAATGCCTACACAGGTGAAGGTAGAAACAAAGTAAAGAGCCAGTATTCTCTGTTGTCATCTATCGAAGGGGCGGATGCTAAGGAGTGGGTCGTAGGCACCAGATACCACCCAGCAGACTTGTATAATGATCTCCTCCAGATGGTAGAGGATCAGTATGACGACGAAGGACAGAAGATAGGTGAGGACAACATCTACGAGATCTTCGAACGTCCTGTGGAGGACAGAGGGGATGGCACAGGCCAGATGCTTTGGCCCCGCAGTCAACGTAAGGATGGTAAGTGGTTTGGTTTTGACATACGTGTCCTAGCTAAGAAACGAGGGCAATACCTAGACCGTGGACAATTTAGAGCACAGTACTACAATGACCCAAGTGATCCTGACAACGTACCTGTAGGCTCCGATAAGTTCCAGTACTATGACCGTAAACACTTGGTCTTAGATAACGGTAAGTGGTTCTATAAAGATAATCGCCTGAACGTATTTGCTGCTGTTGACTTTGCATTTAGTTTGTCAAAGAAGGCTGACTATACAGCCATTGTCATCGTAGGGATAGACGCAGAGAATAACGTATACGTATTAGACATTGATCGTTTCCGTACTGACCGTATATCGGATTACTTCGAGCACATCCTTCAGCTATCTAACAAGTGGTCCTTCCGTAAACTAAGGGCTGAGACTACAGTAGCGCAGGTAGCTATCGTTAAGCAACTAAAAGAACTAATCAAGCAACATGGCCTATCCATAAGTATTGATGAGTTCAGACCTAACAAGACCCAAGGTAATAAGCAGGAACGTATTGCTGCTGTCCTTGAGCCACGATATGACAACCTTAGTATCTGGCACTACAGAGGCGGTAACACGCAGATCCTAGAAGAAGAGTTGTCATCACGTAACCCTGCTCATGATGACGTTATTGATGCTCTTGCTTCTGTAATAGATATGGCTGTTAAACCTGCACGTAGTGTCCGTAGGCAAAAGGATAATGTAGTGCAGTTTAACCAACGCTTCGGAGGGGTCTCCTTTGGCTAAAGGTTTGTTAGATAAACCCGTCAATCGTGTTTGTTTTTACTGTAGTACTATTTTTATACAAACGTCTACTAAAGGTTCTAATTTTTGCAATTATGTTTGCAAACACAACTACAAGATGGCTGAGGATTTGGGTTACAAAATTAAGAGACTTCTGAATGGATCTAAAAGTAGATCTAAAATCAAGTCACTTCCATTTAACTTAACACTGCAATATCTTATTAATCTATACGAAGAACAAGAAGGTTTGTGTGCCATAACTAATGTCCCCTTTTGTTTTAAAACACATGGTACAAAGAACGTAGCAAACAAGAACACAATTTCTCTTGACAGAGTTGAACCAGAATTAGGCTACACAAAGGGAAATGTACGTTTTGTTACATTTCAGGTAAACTGCGCTAAGGGTTTCTACACAGACGAAGATTTCTTCGAGATGTGCTCAAACGCAATAAGGAATAGACTGTAATGGCTGGAACAACGATTGACCTAGATGAAATGATTGATCCACACGCACTAGCCGTGGAAATCTCATCCCGTTGGGACAAATGGAATTTAAATAGACAGAATAAGATTGACGAGTGGAAAGAACTTCGTAATTATATTTATGCTACTGACACACGTACCACCAGCAACAGCAAACTACCTTGGACTAACAGCACGACAACACCTAAGCTGACCCAGATTGCTGACAACCTTCATGCTAATTATTTCTCTGCTTTGTTTCCTCAGAAGCGTTGGTTCCGTTTTGAAGCTAACGATGAAGAGTCAAACTTAAAGATGAAGCGTGATGTCATCCAGGCATACATGCAAAGTAAGATCCGTCAGTCTGACTTCGAGAATACCGTAAGTAAACTAATTAATGACTACATCCAGTATGGTAACTGTTTTGCTACTGTAGATTTTGTCAAAGACTATACGGAGTATGAGGACACAGGGGAACGCACAGTAAACTACGTCGGCCCTAAGCTAGTCCGTATTAGTCCCTTCGATGTCTGCTTTAATCCTACGGCTCCTTCCTTTAGCGAAAGCCCTAAGATTGTAAGGTCTATTGTCACCCTCGGAGAGGTAGCACGTAAGGTAGAAGCATCAGCAGATAATGCTTATATGGTTGACATCTTGGATAAGATGGTAGGTAACCGTGCAGATGCTTCAGGTCAGGATGTGGATGTAGCTAAGTCTCAGGGTTATGTTGCGGATGGTTTCTCTACCCTTAAGGAATACTATGAGTCTAACTACGTAGAGCTTCTGACCTTCTACGGTGACATCCATGATGGAAGCACAGGTAAGTTCCATAAGAATCGTGTTATTACTGTTGTTGATCGTGCTTACGTTCTTGTCAATAAACAGAACCCTAGTTGGTTAGGTAAGGCTCCTGTCTTCCACGCTGGCTGGCGTGAGCGCCCTGACAACCTCTATGCCATGGGGCCACTAGATAACCTCGTGGGTATGCAGTATCGCATTGACCACTTGGAGAACCTAAAGGCTGACGTATTCGATCAGATCGCCTACCCCATCATGAAGATCCGTGGGGACGTAGAGGACTTCGACTTTGAGCCTGGCTCCCGTATCTACTTAGGTGAAGAGGGTGACGTAGGTTACCTAGCACCAGACGCTACAGCCCTTAACGCTGACTTCCAGATACAGAACCTAGAGAACAAAATGGAGATGCTTGCAGGTGCCCCTCGTGAAGCCATGGGTATCCGTAGTGCAGGTGAAAAGACAGCCTTCGAGGTTAACCAGCTTATGACAGCTGCTGGTCGTATCTTCCAACATAAGACAGCTCACTTCGAACGTGTCTTCCTTGAGCCTATCCTTAACTCTATGCTTGAGGCCTCACGCCGTAACATGGACTATGCTGACACCATACGTATCCTTGACGATGACACGGGTATTTCCTTCTTTGAGCAGATCACTAAGGAAGACATCAAGGCTAACGGTAAGATTGTTCCTATGGGTGCTCGTCACTTTGCTGAACGTGCTAATCGTTTGCAGAGCCTGACACAACTCTACCAGCTTAAGTTGTCAGATCCTACCATGGCTGCCCACTTGTCAGGTAAAGAGTTTGCTCGTCTGTTGGCTGACGAACTGGGTGAACCAGCACTCTTCAGTGAAAACGTCACAGTAACAGAACAAATGGAAACTCAGAAGATTGCTACTGAGGCACAGGTTCAGTACGAAGAAGAACAACAGATTGCTATAGAGCAAGGACTCTAAATGAAATCCGTTTGGTACAAAGAATGCAAGACGAAAGAAGACAAGGTAAAAGCTAAACAAGCTATTTTGTCAAACAGGGAAAGCCTGGACCGTCTCAAAGAAATCCTAGGGCCAATGCTCAAGGAGACCCCACCATCAACAGACTATGACAGCCCTTCATGGGCCTATAAGCAAGCTGATCGTATCGGGTATAACAGGGCACTCAACCAAGTGCTCGACTTAATCAACTTAGATAAGGAATAACCAATGTCCATTTTTACTGAGACAGGTTCTAACCAAGACCAACCTCAGACTGAACAAGCCCCTACAACTGAAGCAACCACAGAATCATTTGTAGAACGACTTGTGAAAGCCAAAGGCGAGAACTGGAAAGATCCTGAGACACTAGCTAAAGGTAAGTTAGAAGCTGACAACTATATCTCACAGTTAGAAGAACAGAATCGGCAACTTCGTGAAGACCTAGGTAAGAACGATTATGCTTCCCAGATTATCGACGCAATCAAGAACAAGGCCGCAGACACCAGCACTGCGAAAGATCTTGAGGCTGACCCTAATACTGCTGGCGTTGAAGAGGAAGGCACACCACCTTCTCTTAACGAGGATGATCTGAAGAGCCTTGTGGAGAAAACCCTTCTGGAACGAGAAACCAAGAAGTCAGTAGAACTTAACTTAAAGAATGTCGAAGACACACTTAAGGGACAGTACGGTGACAAACTTGGTCAGGCATTGCAAGCTAAAGCCTCAGAGCTAGGTTTGTCAATGGATCGTATGGAGCAACTAGCATCTGAATCACCTTCTGCTTTCTTGGCTCTCTTTGGAGACAACAAGCAAGACAGTGCATTTAGTTCTATGCTCAACAGTTCGGTCAATACAGAAGGGGTAAATATGCAATCCTCGAAGGAACGTAACTGGTCTTACTATCAGAACCTTCGTAGGTCAAACCCCAATCAATACTATACACCCTCAGTGCAACAACAACTTATGAAAGATAAGATGCGCTTGGGTGATAGGTTCGGTAATTAAGGAGACTAGCAATGGCTGGTATGAATACAGTAGGTACAGGCGCAACAGCTGCAAGCAACGTCGGTACTAACCTTGTCCGCAGTGAACTGTGGTCCTCAGAACTAAAAGAACTTCTCCGTGATGAGATGATGGCACAACGGTACGTCCGTATGCTTGAAGGTTTCCCTGATGGAGACACTTTCAATATCCCACAGATCGGTGCAATCGTAACTAATGATTACACAGACGACACACAAGTTACCTACGATCCACTGGATACAGCAAACTTCACATTCACCGTTGACAAGTATTTGTCATCTGCGTCTTACATCACCAAGAAAGCTGCACAGGATTCGTTCTACAGTGCACAGCTTGAAGCACGTTTTGTTCCAGAACAAGCCCGTGCTATTCTTGAGCACTTCGAAACTACTACTTTCGCTGCTCCTGAAGTTGGTGTGTCTGCAAACTCAGCAGAAGCACAAAACGGTATTGCTCATCGTATCTCTGGTGGTAATGGTGGTCGGATCGAACTGGCTGACTTCGCATATGCACGTTACGCATTGAAGAAAGCATCTGTTCCTGATCGTGGCCTGGTTGCTATCGTTGATCCATCTGTTGAGTTCCAACTGAACACATTGTCTAACATCGTTGGTGTTGCTAACAACCCAATGTTTGAAGGTATTGTTCGTGATGGTATCGCAACAGGTATGCGCTTTGTAGCTAACGTATACGGCTTTGACGTATATACATCTAACTTCCTCAAGTCTACAGTCTCTGACTCTGCCTTGCTGGAACGTGATGGTTCTACAGCTAACGCATTCAACGTGAACAACGGTGTTGCTAACTACTTCATGTCCACTGAAGGTGATGCTAACCCATTCGTGGGTGCATGGCGTCAACAGCCTGAGGTAGACTACGAGTACAACAAAGACTTCCAACGCCATGAGTATGTAACAACTGCTCGTTACGGTGTTAAGAAGTACCGTTCAGAAGGTATCGTTACTGTTGTAACTAACCCTGACGTATAAAAACTAACGGGGTGTCCCTTCGGGGGCACCTCACTTTCTGTATTGACAAAAGTTATTAGTTAGTGTATAATAAATTAAACCTTGGCAGGGGCGATAGTATATATCCCTATAGGAGCTACGATGGCTAACGTAAATCACTCAACACTCACAGATCCATACTTACATGAACCTAAGAATATTTCTTCGGCTATATCTGGTGCAGTTTATGTAGCTGACGGTACAGGCTCTGGTGACTGGTATCAAAACAGTCGTTTCATCGGAGCTTACATTGCCTTTGATGCAACAACACCATCATACACACATTCAGTAACAACATCTGACACACCCTTAAATCCTACTTTTGTAATTGCTGAGTCTAATGGGTTTACAGGAGTGACCTCACCTAATGCTCGTCTAAAGTATACAGGTTTAGAGGATATAGAAGCTCAGATTGTGTTTACAATTTCTTCTAAACAAACTGGTGGCAGTAATCACGATGTACAGTTCGCTCTCTTTAAAAATGGAACAGAGTTGTCAGGTTCTCGTACTATACGTACAATTAGTTCAGGTTCTTGGGGTTCTATTTCTGTTTTCGGGTACACTTCCTTTTCGCAAAATGATTACCTAGAGGTAAAAATCAAAGGTGATTCTTCATTTACCTTAGACGTAGCTTCTGCCTTTATGTCAGTTATGGGGTCGGCAGCGTAATGAAAACAACACTCTTACAAATTGTACAGTCTATTTTGTCAGACATGGACTCAGAGGATGTTAATAGTCTTACTGATACAGTAGAAGCACAACAAATTGCGTCAGTAGTAGAAGATACATACTACAACATTATAGCTGCCAGGGAGATCCCTGAGCATAGTCGTTTGTTGTCCCTCGTAGCTTTAGCTGATACCAACAAGCCTACTCACTTTAAGTACCCAACAGACACAAAGAAGATCACACGGATTGAGTACAACGTAGGTACAGTAGCAAACAAAGAATTTAAGCAGATCTACTTCGTTGATCCTTTAGTATTCCTTGACCGTATGGATGAAGCAAATACTTTAGTAGAAACTTTTGAAGGAAGTGTAGACATCTTTGTAGCTTCTGATCGTGACCCTGCTTACTATACTTCCTTTGATGATGAGTACTTGATCTTTGACTCCTTTAACTCAGCAGAAGAAACATCTCTTCAAGCATCAAAGACACGGGCATGGGGTTCTGTTTATCCTACGTTCAGCCAGACAGATGCCTTCGAGCCGGACCTTGACAACACACTTATGCCTCTCCTTTTAGCTGAAGCTAAGTCAGCTTGTTTCTCTTTGTTCAAGGGTGGATCAGACCCTAAGGTAGAACAGGCTGCTCGTCGTTTGAAGTCGTATGTACAGAATGACCAGTACAAGAGCAAACGAGCTAACAAAAGAAATAGTTATGGGCGTCATTAATGATTGAGTATCAAGACAACAGAGAAAAGCAACTATGTGTCTGCACTACCGAAAAGCTAAAGAATAAAGTTTTCATAGAGAAAGAGCCAGGCGGAAACATTTTCTTCAAGTTTAGGTTTGAGGTGGGTGTATTACCTAAAGAATTGTCTGGACGTTACACAAGTATGAAGAAGGCCAAAGAAGCCTTAGAGAAATACCTACGTAACAAAAGTAAGTCAAAGTCAATTAAACGTGACGAGTACGCAGAAGACTTCATGAAACGTAAGAAAGTCAGAGATGCCTCAGAGTCTAAATCAAAAAGCAGTTAATAACTTTGTCAAGGGTCTTATCACTGAGGCAGCGGAACTTACGTTCCCTGAAGGTGCATCTGTTGACGAACTTAACTGTGACCTTCGCCGTGATGGGACTAGACGGAGACGCTTAGGTGTTGCACTAGAGGAAGAGTATACACTATCCTCTTTCACTTTGTCAGACTCAGAGATTACCAGTACTGGTGATTGGGTGAACGTAGGAGGTAATGCAGACCTTGAGTTTCTTGTGTTACAAAAAGGAGCTACTCTTTACTTCTATAACAAGTCTGACGTACCGTACTCAGCACAACTTGAGACTAATTCAGTTAACTTAAATACCTACGTTTTCTCAGGTTCTGCTGGAGCTGACGTATCTAAATGTCAATTCACAAGTCTCAAGGGCAATCTAATTGTTTCTTCTCCTGGTATTAACACTATAGCTGTTAGCTATAGCTCAGGCACCTTTACAGCCACTCAGATAGATTTTAAAGTCCGTGACTTCCAGTGGCAGGGTGACACCAGTACTTACTACGAAGATGAAGCTAGTCCCTCCCAGGACCGTAAGTATGACGCACAGAATGCTGGCTGGAACACAGGCAATGGAGCACCAACAGACTTAACAAAACGTCTAACACATCCTTGGTACTCTGGTAAAGACACTGACGGGGATTACCTTGAGGCTGAGTTTGATAGGATATACGCTGGTACTACATTAACTGGTAACGGTCACTATGTCTTAGACTTCTTCGAGAAGAACAGAGGGTCTGCGTCAGGTCTAACAGGCTTGACCAATATGACAGAGGAGGAGGGCAGTCGCTTTCGTTGTGTCGAGTCCTTTGCTGGTCGTGTGTTCTACGCTGGCCTGGATAGTGCTAAGAATGCAGGGACAATTCTATTCTCTAAACTTGTGGAGAATGTGGATGACTTAGGTATTTGTCATCAACAGAATGACCCTACAGCTGAGTACCTTTCTGATCTATATGATACAGACGGAGGGGAAGTTAAGATCCCCGATGCTGTCAAGATACAAAAACTCTACGCATACCAATCATCTTTGTTTGTCTTCGCTGAGAATGGCGTCTGGCAGATCGCAGGTGTTGACGGTGTTTTCAAAGCCTCGTCTTATTCCATTAACCGTGTTTCTCGTATTGGTATCCTTAACGCTGAGTCTTTCGTAGCTGCTGAGGGTAATCCTTTTTGGTGGTCTCGCTTCGGTATCCACACACTAGGGACTGACCCAGTGTCAGGCCAGGGTCAAGAACAGAACCTCACAATTCCTACTATACAGAGCTTTTGGGACAAGATTAGTTCTGATGCTAAACTTAAGGTTACAGCAGCTTATGATAGTATTAACAAGCGTATCTACTGGGCTTACCCTGATGATGATGAGACTGTAGAATCTAAGTTAAATAACTTCCTTATACTCGACATTCCCCTTCAGGCATTCTACCCTTGGAAAGTGTCAGATCAATCAATACTAACAGATTCAATAGTAGGTTTTTCATTCTACTCTGGTTATGGAGCCAAGGAGCTAGAGCTGGACGTTACGGCTAATTCAGGTGCTGATGATGTTATGGTTCTTGCGCCTGCCCTACCCATTAATGGGACTACATTAGATTTTACAGTTAATGCTGGCTCAGACCTAGGTACTCTTACCGTCAACTTAATATCTAATACTCTGTCAATAGGTGATACCGTAACCTTCTCAGGTATACCAACTTTAGAAGATGACCCTTATGTTGTAGCAAGTGGAATATATTTCTCCTTACTAAACCTAAACGAAGGTACTTACACAGTAACAGCAGTAACTTCGACTTCTTTTACTATTGGAGTAACTTATAACTCATCGTCAATAGCAACTTTTTCAGTTAACCAGGAGTGGACTACATACACCCCTACCCCAGACCCAAAGTACATAGATCTCACTGGACCCCTTGTTGATGATGTTATCTCTACGCAGATCTCTGCGTTTAACACAGGTGACCCAGCTATTGTTCTTATCTGTCGTGATGGGGCTACCAATAAGTTAACCATGGGTTCCTTCTCAAGTATTAGCTTCTTGGATTGGGGAGACACAAACTACTCATCCTTTGCTGAAACAGGGTATGACTTTGCTGGTGATTTGATTACCAAGAAGAACGCACCTTACATTGCTGTCTACTCACGAGTGACAGAAACAGGGTTCACAGGTAATGAGATTAGTGGGTACGAAGCTGTACGTCCATCCTCCCTTCTGGTGTCAACAGCTTGGGACTTTGCTGAAGACTTCAGTACAGCACAACAAGCTAACAGGAAGAAGTACCCTGTTACCCCTGACCCTAACAACCTTGATTTATACGATTACCCAGAAACTGTCATTACCACCAGACTCAAGATTAGAGGCCATGGGCGTTCCATGCGTATCCGATACGAGAGTGAACAAGGTAAGGACTTCTTGCTCCTAGGTTGGGGCATCATAGCAGCTAGGAACCCACGCTACTAATGTCTAATTATACAATTCGTGACGCAACCCAAGATGACGTTTTGGATACAGTCTTATCTGTAAAACAATTCTGCAAAGAGATACCACATCCAGCCTGGAGTAAAGTCAACACAAACAAAGTAAGTGAGCTTGTCACAAACCTTATACACAGTGAAAATGGTTTTGTTAAAATTGTGGTTCATAACGAAGAGGTTGTCGGTGCTCTTATAGCTATTGTATCTGATATGCCAATTAACGACATGGTTTTCGCCCAAGAGCTTATGTTTTGGATTGACCCTGAGCATAGAATAGGAAGAACGGCATTAAAACTTGTAGACGATTATACAATTTGGTCAGAGAGCAAGGGTTGTAATTTCATAAGACTCTCTGAGCTTGACAATATTTTAAACTCTAAAGCTGGATTATTGTTTAAGCGTAAAGGGTTTAAACCCACAGAAACAGCATATGTGAAGGAAGTATAGTATGGCGGTTTTTACAACATTAGCAGTAACAGGTGTTTTATCTGCTGGTGCAGCAATAGCTGCTGGGGCTGCTGTTTACGGCACAGCTGCGTCCCTCAATGCCTCAAAAAGAGCCGCTGGTGCTGCAAGATCTGCTGCCCAGACACAGATACAACAACAACGTCAACAAGCTCAACGTCAGAGGCGTTCAGCAATACGAGCAACACTAGCTAGACGAGCACAAATGCAAGCCCAAGCTCAAGCTATGGGTGTGTCAGATAGTTCAGCATTAGCTGGTGGTCAGTCTGGTATTAGTTCTCAACTAGGATCTAACCTAGGCTTCGGAAGCATGATGTCTGGTTTAAGTCAACAATACACATCTCTTACAGGCCAAGCTGCACAAGCAGGTGCCCAAGCTCAGATGTTCGGTACTATCGCTGACTTAGGTTTCCGAGCATTTGGTGCTACTAAAGGATTTGGTGATGGTGGTCCACAAAAATGACAACTCTGCTGACCTTAGAAGATGAGATCTTCAATCAACTTGCCTTACAGCAGGACTTAGACTTGGCTGAAGAGCCTTCTGTCTACAATCCTCTTAGTGATGTAGAACGTAAGAAATCCCAAGGCATTGCTTTGGCAACAGACCTTCCAGTAGACCAAGTAGAAGCTGAACGTGCCGTAGGGGACAACACAGCAGAGACAGCAGCAAGAACACAAGGACTTAACTTTGACTATGCCTTGACAATTAACAAGGCTATTGAGGATGGCTTAGAGCCAGAAGAAGTAGCAGAGATTATTGAACAGCGTACAGCCAAGGGTGAGGATATGACCTTGGGTGAGTACATGCTTATGCAGAACCTGATGCTTGGTGATAATGGTGTCAATGCCTACGCTGCTCGTACAATGACAAATATGGAGACTTGGAATGACCTGATGCAACAGGCGTTCGAAGACAATGACCAGTCAGGTTTCTCTAAAGTTGTCACATTCCTTGATGTTAATATCTTAAGAGAGCTTACTATTGGTGCCTTTGAGAATGTAACCTTCCGTTCTAATCGTGAGGGTACAGAAATCAGAGAAGCCTTCAATACACTTAAACCTGACGAGTTTAAGGAGTGGGCTAAAGAATACATCAAGGAGAGAGCATCAGAAGGTATCTTCACAGAGGATAGCATCTGGAATCTATTTAAAGCAGCTAACGATGCCACATACCTAGGGGATGATCCTATGGCTGGCTTGAATGCTGCCTTTGGTGCAGCTGACATTGCTACTTTAGGTGCCACTAAGTTAGCTAAGGCTGGTCTTAGTAGTACAGGTAAGCTCCTTAGTTTGTCAAAGGCTCGTCGTCCTATTGATGCTGTTGCTGTTATCGACGGAGAAGTACCAGCGGCTGTTGCGGCAACTAAACTTGTGGATGACGCAGGTGTACAGACAGACGAGATCATGGCAGGGCGTATGCTTCCTGAGGACTTAGACCCTGCCTCTGGACCTATGGCTCGTCCCTCTGGTGTTGAGGTACGTAACGGTACAAGAAAGAATATCATCACTGAGAAACTTGAGCAGATCAATCGCCAGGGTTCCTTTGGGGAGTACATTCCTCGTGCAGTTATCGAAGCACGAGCTACAGATATTGCTGCTCGTATTGCAGATAGTCTAAACGATGTTGTTGTCAGTACTCGTTCTGTTATTGACGAAGGATCTGATGACTTCAAGGTTATCGTTCGTATGGGTAAGGAAGGCTCGGGTGCTCCATTTAGACGTAAGGTAGATGCAGAAGACATTGCAGCCCAAGACCCTAGCCTTAGGGTTGTCAAAAGAGAAGAAGGCCGTGGCTGGTTCGTTGAGACAGAACAAAGAATAAATGTCCTAGGTTTACCTGGGCAGGCCGAGGCTTTAGCCAAAGGCACCTTTGTTGGTGATGCCATTAATAAAGTATTTGGTGCTGCTACTTTACGCCTAGGTGATAAGCTAGGTGCTAAGTTTATGCAGGCTGAAGCTGGTCAAGCACTTATAAGTGAGTTGTTTAAACCATACCAGAAGACTATTCGTGCTGTAAGAGGTAAAGAGCTAGAGAACTTAAGTGACTTCTTTGAGCAGCTCCGTGACGGTGACCTATCGCATATGCGTCAGGCTCCAACACGAGAGTCTTTCCAATCTATGTACAAGACTATGTACAAGACGACACCTTCTAATAAAGTCTTGGATGCTTACGAAGCTGTCCAGGATATTAATGACGCCACATGGCAGATCAAATCCTCTGAGAGATTAAAGAGGATAGTTGCTGAGGGTGGTATCTACGCTGACTTCACGGATACTTTCGGAGATGTGGTGTACCGTGTGGATGGTCAGAAAATTCGCATTCCTGATGACGAACTTATCCTAGACCTAAAGACAGGCCGTAGCTTGCGTAAGGAAGAGCTTGGGCCTGACCAAGTATCCTTTAAAGTACCAGAGACACACCTAGACCACCTCTATGTCACTAATGTAAAGTCCACTCGTGTACTCGAACGAGTAGATGTTATGCCTTATAATGTTGGTGGTCCTCGTACTAACGCTGAGTTCCGTTGGTTTGTAGGCTTAACTAAAGAACAGACTTTGGTGTCAGGTAACAAGATCTCAGGTGGCTTCAAGACTATGCTTGGCTCCTTTGGTAAAGACCAGGCTATCCTCGCAAGGACTGAGTTAAACAACATCTCAACCAAAGTAAGAGAACTACTGAGTGCCAATGGTGTCAAGGACATTAAAGAGCTTGTACTTACTAAAGCTGAGTATGACGAACTTGGTGACGTTATCAGAAACAACAACACTTGGAGAAAACATACGACTGACCTAGAGGACTTACAGAAGCTCTCCCAACAGTACAAGGTTAACTTCTCTGAGGACTTTGTGTTCAAGGCTCGTGACGAGAAGGTGTCAGTAGAAGAGGCAGGAGAGAATGTAGCTAACGTAGGTTCAACCTTTGGAGAGGTTGTTGGTTCTCGCCTAAACATGAAACGTGGGGACAATGTTCTCATGGAGTTTGGCGGTAAGAAAGCTGCTAACGCCAACCCTATCTCAGCCATTGCTGACCAGTTTGGATCTGAAACATTCGGATATGCTAACCGTGCAGCCTCCCAGAATGCCTTGGTAGGTTGGGTCAAACTAGCTGAGAAGGCTGGTGGTGTTGTTGAGTTCCCTGCTGGTGTTCCTACTAACGACTACCTCAATCGTTTCCTTGGTGCCAAGGTAACTAACACAGGTAAGTTCAATGATATTGCTGCCCAGCTACGTGAGCAACAAGACGTAATTAAACGTAGGCTTAACCAGTCAACATGGCTAAGTGACAAATGGGACACCTTCACAGCTTCGGCTACCGAGGCAGTCTTTGGTATCACAGGTAAGAAAGTAGACTTCACTAAGACTGATCCTGGCAGTCAGTTACTTCGTGTAGGTTTCTACTCTAAGTTTGGTTTCTTTAACCCTGACCAGTTTGTATTGCAAGGGTTACATGCCTTGACTATCGTAGGGATCTCCCCTGTGCAGGGCACTAAAGGTATAGGCCTGACTGTGCCTATGCTTGCCATCGCTAATATTACAAACCCAACTACACGTAAGTTAGCAATAGAACGACTAGCAAAGGGAACAGGCCTAGAGTTAGACGAGATCAATACTCTTGTCCGTTACATTGACGAGAGTGGTCGTAACATTGTAGACAACCAAGTTATAGAACTTCAGGCTCCACAAAAGTTTGGTGCGGCTAGTAACCTAACAGGTAAGGCAGTAGAAGGTGTCAACTACTTCTTAGACAAGTCTACTATCTTCTTTAAGGAAGGTGAACGTGCCTCTCGTATGACAGGTATTATCACGGCTTTCCTAGAGCATCGTGCTAAACGTCCTGGCATTGACCCTCTGTCACCAGAAGGTAAGACTTGGATCACTAACCGTGAGCAAGACCTTACATTCCGTATGACAACACAATCAAGAAACTTTGCTCAGAGTGGACCTATGCGTGTCCCTACTCAATGGCTTTCCTTTACCATCCGTGCTATGGAAAATATTGCTGTTGGTCGTAACTTTACAGCAGGTGAACGTGTACGTATGGCTTTAGTCATGGGTCCGATGTTTGGTCTTACAGGTCTAGGTGCAGGTAAGATGACGGGCTACATTACAGAGAGCCTAGGTTATGACCCAGAAGATACTGAGTCTGTCAAGATGTTTAATCGTATCAAGTATGGTTTAGTTGATGCTGTCTTGTCTAATCTTCTAGGAACAGAAACAGCCTACGCCCAGCGTGTAGCTCCTCTTGGTCAGGTTCAGGACACATATCGTAAGCTCTTCGAGGATGATCTCTTCACTACTCTCTTTGGTCCTTCAGGTGAGATTGGTGGTGACATGCTTACGGTTGGCCTGTCGGGTGTCAAAGCTATGGTAGGGGGTAACCCAGGCATGGCTCGTGATGACCTGACGCAACTCCTACGTAACCTTTCCACCTTCGACAAAGGTTTTAAGATCCGTGAGCTTGTAGAGACAGGCAACTACCGCAGTAAGACACACAAACTTGCTGTAAGTGGTTTAGATCCTAACGCTGCCTTTGGTGTCTTCTTCGGTGCTACACCAGCACCAGTACAGAACTACTATGACATACGTGAGATGATCTATAGAGAGAACCAAGAGTATAAAGAGTTTGCTAACTACCAAAAACAGAAAGCTACCCTAGCTCTTTCACTCTTGACACAAGGTGACAAAGATGATATGCTAAGGGGAACTAAACTTTGGGAAGAGATTAATGATGAGGTATGGTCCTCACGTTTCTCTAACCAACTTAAAAACTCCCTACAACGTAGTCTTGTAAATGTTGCTGTCGTACCCGACATCATGCGTAATGCTATGAGGCTTGGTCTTCAATATGACGCAGAGCTGTTTAGAACACAAACACAATAAGGATAAACCATGGCTGGATTTGCTGTAGATATTGGTGATGCAGGTGCTGCATTTGAACAGGGTGTCACAATGCCCAGCGCAACTAGCACAGGTGCCGCTGCTGACGGATTAGCCATGCTAGGTAGGGGGATCTTTGGTGCCCTAGACGACTACGCAAGAGCTAACCAACCAGTCAAACAAACAGAAAGCTCTATCAAAAGAGAAGCTGTTGGTCGTTTGTCACAGTCCTTGTACAATCTTAAAGGAAAAACACCACTACAGAAACGAACAGCTGTCTCTTCTCTTGTTGCATCTTACACTAACGAAGGATTCGACGTAGACGATAACGTAGCAGAAATGATTAAGACAGCTACAGGTGTTGATGTTTCTTATCTAAACTATGACCCAGCACAAGAAGCTATTAACAGCTCAGTAGACAAGCTAAGGGAAAACCCAGGCTATGTCTTCAATGCCCGTAAGATCCTGGATGCCTCAGGTAGACCCTATACAGAAGACGATGTTTTAAGTTTAGCTATCTCTGACGTTCAGAAGGTTGAAGCGGCAGCACTTCAGATTGCTAACTCAAAGGTTATGAATACAAAGCAATTCCAAGAAGAGTATATACCTAATGCTCGTACCATGATGGGTGGTATTGTTAACTCCACTATGTCAGGTCTTGCTATTGAGATGGAAGGTGGAGATATTTCTCCTGAGGTGTTCGTTAATCTAAAGACTCAGTTTCAAATTCTAAAGTCTAACCTTCAATCTTCTCGTCCTTCTGGTATCTCCGACGAAGACTACAAACCTATTCAAACTTTGATAAATTCCACTGAAGAGCTTGTCACTACGTTAGGGTCTTATGACCAAGAAGTATTAAATAAGACAAAGGC